CTACTGCTTTAGTATTTGCTTGAGTTGCTTTTGTATCTGATCTTAAATCTGGTTCCATTATTGGTTGTCCAAGATCCATTTGTGCATTTGGATCCATAGGCATACCAGTTGCGGGATCTACAGGGATGCTTGGGTCTGGAATAATACCATCTTCAATTTCTTTTTTAATAATTGCATCTTGTTCGATAATTTCAATATCAGTCTGCCTAAGAATCTTACGTCTTACATAATCTTGAGAAAAATACTTACCAATATAAGGTTCTGCAACTTGAACCATATTTAATCTTTCATTGAGCAGCTCTGCATCCTTAAGTTCTGCAAAGTGATTATCATATAAGAAATCATATTGAATATGTTCGTCCATCACTCTCCAATCTTCTGGAGTAATAATGTTCTTAAGAATCAATTGAGTTCTCAGCATATCACTAAACATTGCAGAGAATCTTTTTCTTAAACGAGAAACAAATTTACTAAACTTAACTTCATCACGAAGAATTTCTGAAGATCGTCCAAGATTGAATCCACCTTCTCCATCCATTCTTGATGGTGGAACATTCAGAGAGTTGTATAGTTTTTTCTTAAAATATTCAATATCTGTAATTTCTCCAAGATTTTGCCCACCAGGAAGCGTCGTAATTTCTGTACCACGACCACCTTCTCTTCTTGGTAGCCAGAAATCTTCAAGCATACTCATAAATTTCTTATCATCACGAATCTCACCAGTATTCGCATCATAAACAAGTTTGTTACGATAACGCATCATAACATCACGAAGATATTGTTCTGCCTTTACTTTAGGGAGATTACCAACATCAATATAGAAAATACGACGTTCTGGTGCTCTTGATAAACGATAGATAACCAAAGAGTCTTCAATCATTCGTAATTGATTGAGTGATTTGATTGCTTTATGTAGATAAGAAAGTGTCGATCCCTTATTTCTATCTACAAGACCAGATGTACAATATGTAACGGAATCTTTAGTCATTTTGATTCCAGCACTAGATCCACCAAGAGATCCAGGTGCTGGAGTTCCTGTTGGATAACTCATTTTTGGTTCGTAAATGAAATATTCTTCAATTTCCGGAAAGTCATAATCCATAGGATTATCGACCATTCGATTTGAGATATTATATTTGTCTGATTCTTTTTTTCTTGCTTGACGAACATAACGCATTTTCATTGCGTCAATGTATCTTAATTCTTGTATACCTGCTTCAGGATTTTTAAGATCTACAACTTTATGGTAATAAAGTCTTCCATCAACATACCAGTTTCTATAAATTTCGTGAGACTTCTTATCAAAGTCTAAAAGTTCCAAGATATATTTAAATTCTTCTCTAATTTTTTTCTTAATACCATCACTTGCCTTTAAGTTATCCAAATCAATTTGAACAGGACTATCATTTGTATCCGATACAATTGCTTCGTTTACAATGTCTTCAATAGCACTATCGCATTCAGGATGTAATGCCATTTCACGATATCGCTTAATCAGATCAAATTCTGTTCTATAGACACCTTCAATATCTACATAGGATCCAAAAAAACCACTGGTTAAATAATGATCAACCCCGTCCTCCTTATTTGGAGGAACGGGGGAAACCACACCTTTGGATAATTCTTCACTATCTTCAATAGAAAAACCAAATAGTTTTGCCATAATTTATTTTTTAACTTAGTTCTTTGATCTATTTATTATGCTTCCTCAGTAGATGGTGTCCAGTACTGAACTTGGAATTCTACTGTGAATTCCTCAATAGTATCTGAAGAATCATAAGAAAGATCAATTGCTGCAATGTTTGTGGGGAAAATATCAAAGAATTTATATGTAGCAGCAGTTTCAAGACCATTTCCAATGGCCGTATTTTTACCTACTGCGCTAGTTCCCCTTCTAAATTGCTTTACAAAAGCCTCGCACATATAATCTGATGGATTGGTAAAACCACTACCATCTGCATATTGACCAATAGATTGCATCCAAGCTTCCATAGCATCTCTGATAAGAAAGTCTTGGTCATTGATTACAGTAATTGTCCACGGATCAAACGTGCGATCCCCTGCAACTTTAAAAGTTCTTCCTCTAAAAGGAACATCAACAGATGCAATATTTGATGCAGGGAGTGCAGCTGCTTTACATAAAATTGGGAAGTTTTCAGTTAAATTTATTCCAGCTGGTGGTGCTGGGATTGTTACTTCAAATAAATTAGGACGAGCACCACCACCAATGAGTGCTGATTTAAAGTCCTGAATAGAATGTGGCATTTTTTGAGTCCTCCTTGGTGTTTTTTAAATTGAATCAAACAGTACCAGCAACTTCATCAAAACTTACTCCAGTTCTTGTAGCAACAAAAGTAAGTGTGACATAATTAATAGATTTGGCAGGTTTTAGATAAATATCAGCCCTAAATTCATTGTTATCAATGATATCTGGAGTATTATTTGTAGTATCGCAAACGACCAGGAATCCATAAAGACCACGCTTTGCCTGAACATCACGGAGATAGGGTTCTACAATATTTCTAAAGTTTGCCCTTGTAATTTCATCATTCAGTTCAAAAAGTTGTGCCTGAGCACTTCTTTGAAGTGCTTGTTCAATTGTAAGGAAAAGACGACGAACGTTAATTCTATCAAACGCCGATGCATAACCAAGAGCAGTTTTATCTCCGAAGAGAAGAATTCCAACACCAGGTTGATTAACAATTGAGTTAATTCTTAGTGGATAAAGTTGATCTCTTTGTGCCTTACTTGGATTATATGCAAGTTTAATCGCATTATTTAAAATTCCTCTTTGCTGACCTGCAGGAGAGAACCAAGGATATGCAACAATACTTGTTCTTACCATCAATCCAGCGACATCTGGGTTACATGGAATATAACGGAACTTATTGTTAAATCTATCATAAGTATACTTATAACCACTATCAAATATTGCATAAGATGAGGAGGGGAGCGGAGAGAAAAACTCTATTGTGTTGTCAGTTTGGGTATCAGTATTTGTAATATCCACAACATCTGCACGATGAGGTGAAATTACTGCAACACAATCCTTTCTTCCATTGGCGATTGAAATTAGATGTCCTGCTTTCGCTTGAGACTCAAATTTGCTTCCCAATCCAGGACCCATAATTAAATAATCTACTTGAATTTCATCGCTGTTGGAGAATAAATTATATGCAGTGATAAGATCACCCAATGTTGCGGTCATACCTTTATTAGGTCCATAATCTTGCCCGCCTGTTAGATTATAAGTTACATTGCCCAAAGCACTATAAACTTTATCCTGAGCATCTATGTTCCAAAGACCATCTGTACTTGATAATGGACCAAATCCATTGTTAGATTCGGAGAACCCTACCTGAACAACGTCTTCCGATGGAATTAGATCGTCTGAGGGATTATCACCAGCATAAACATAATTGGAATAAATCGCAAGATAATTTTTCCACCATATTTTTTGTGGAGAATTAACTGCAGAAATTGCATCAGTTGCTTTAGAAAGTCCAACATGCTTTTCTAAAATATTGCCTTGAATTCCAGTTACATTTCCAGTATCATCAACAATAACTACGTGAATTTCATCACTCTTCGCATTCTTTTGGTTTGCATATGAAGATGTACCTGGTTTTGGTGCAATTGAACTCCAAAGAATTGAAATATTAGATAATTCTAAAATTTGGTTATCATACCAGTCCTTTACAAAAGTAGATGATAATGTTGTTGATGTTGTAACTCCAGAATTATTTACAAATCTAAGAGTATTTCCTGCAATAATGGATGATGTTTGATTTCTAGATGAATACAAAATTTTAGTTTCAGTTGAAGCAATTGAAACTGCATTTTCAAATTTAACTGATGTTCCTTGAGGAACGACTGTACCTAAAGCAGAACCCAATGTAACTGAGGTTGAACTTACCGAGACAATTGATACCCGATTGGAAACTCCAGTTATACTAAACAAATCTGCTGTTGTAATTCCTGTTGTGGAATTTAAATAGACTGTTGTGGCCGTTGCCGTATTAAGTCCTACTGTCGTAGTATTTAACTTAGTGCTAAATGAAGTTGTAGCGTTTGAAACTCTAGAAACAATCTTGACATCAAGTTCACTATTTCCACTAGTGGAGTCTGTCCTTACTCCAGTAATAATACCCTTTAAATAACCATCAAAAGTTGTAGTTTGTCCGTCTACTGGAATAGTTTGATTAGTAAGCGCAACAGTTACTCCATAACCAACTGCAATTCCAGCAGCACCTGGATTTGTGGTATTAATTCCTATAATTTGATCTGCTTTATCATCAATAACGCAAACTTTTAAGTTATTGGACCATGAACCTGGATTTTTTGCTGCAAAAATATAATTTGCAATATCGTCAGCAAAATTTGCTTCATAATCATCAAAGTTTTTAATTTTTAAATATGGTTCCCCTACAGTGGATACTCCACTAGAATTTCTAATTGCATTAGAATTAACTAAATTAATACCATCTACTCTAGTAACTTTAAGGACACCACCATATGAAAGGAATGAGGATGCACTCATCCAATATTCATACTGTCCATCTGTTGATGATGGTTTTCCAAAAACTTTAAGTAAATCATTTTCTGTAGTAATATCAATTGCTTCTTCAACTGGACCAATTGCAAAAGGACCAGCAATTGCTCCAATGTTATCTAAAACATTATCAGCTCTTCCTACAGTTAGATCAAGTTCTTCTGTAAAAGTTTTCTATAGAGTTACAGGTGCTGAAGAAGTAAGAAATATAAGTGATTTATCTTGGATAC